ATAATACCACCCATATTACGCATTTGTCTTTCCATATTCATTCTTGAAATTGCCATAATCTTACCTTTTTATTGTCTTTTTCTCCTATAATCAATCATATATTTCTAGCATATCCACTATACCACCATCAGCATAAAAATCTGTTTTTTCAGCAGCTTCATTATAACCACCTCGAGTTGCACCGCCATATGTATCACCACCTTTAGTAGTTACATTACCGCCTCCACCACCAGGAGTCTGACCATCACTACCCATATCTCCACTTGCAATATTTCGATATGATTGAGTTTTCATTATTTCTTCTCTTCTTTTTTTAGCTGCTAACTCTTCTGCTTTTATAGCTGCTGCTCTATCAATATCTCTTTGAATAGTTTGTTTTTTATAAAAATTTAATTTAGCAATATTCATTTTATTCATTTGAGTTGCTTTTAAGGCTGCGTCTATAGCAAGTGGATCGTTTTTATCAATAGCCTCAAACATATTTGTTGCAGCATTAAAGGATATGCCAGAAGTTCCTTTTCCATATTTTGCTGTTTGTGTTTCAGTTAACAAATCACTAAGTTTGTCTGCTTCTTTACCAACTCTTTCTGCATAGTTACCAAATGCAGATCTAACGTTTAAACCAAACGGATCTTTAGCTAAACCACTTGTATTTTCTCCAAACACTGTTGGACCAGTGTAGCCCATGTTTCTTGCTATAAATGCTTGATCACCTCTTGGCAGGTTTCCATATTTATCCATTGAACCTAATATCATACTCATTATACCAGGCATGTTAGATTGACCTGTATATCCTTCAGCTATAATCTGATCTGCTGATTGTGGTTTACTTAAAAATGGTAAACTATAAAAAGCATCTTGTATTCTTCTATTAAGTGTAGGTTCTTCACGTGTAAATATACCTGGTGCTCCTTTTATTGTTTGTGGAACTCCTTCAATACTTCCTTCATAAAAATCTTTTGGTGCACCATATGGAGCAAGTCTTTCCATTATAATTTCATCTCCTCTTTGACCAGGTATTATTCCCATTGGTCTATTTAATTCTGTTAATCTATTTTGTCTGTCACTTGTTGTTTGAAAAAAGTCTCCTGTTAAATTTGATATACCACCAGTATAGCTACCACCTCCTCCACCACCACCTTGTGATTGATAGATAGCCGGTAGACCTGATGCTGCAGGATCATCTGGTGCAGGATTATTTACACTATAAGGAGCAGCTCTAAATCTTTGTTGCGGTATAAAAAAATCACCTGCAGAATAAATAGCTTGGTCTACTGGATTATAAAAACCTGGTGGTGTTGCCATTATTTTTTATCCTCATCTTTATCTGACGCTGCACCTAACGGTGGCATTGCCGCAACTTTTATTTTTACAGATCTAACCACGTGTTCTTTTTGAGTGGCTGTATCTGGGTTTGCAATATCATCTTCTGCTTCTTTGTCAGAACCATATTCATAACCAGTTTCTTTGTTTCTTAAAACCACTTCTGTTTCACATTTTACTACCGGTACTTTTTTACCGTTTATGTATGTATACGCTACTTCTCCCTCTTCTATAAACATATTAATCCCTATTTATTTCTAGCAGAGAAACTACTATATGTAATCTACCTGCGGTTGTTGCTTGTGCTTTTAATATCTCACTCTCTTCTAATACAATTGGCTGTGTAATCAACTCTGTAGTTGCATTAGAAGCAATTGCTTTTGTTTTAAAAAGAGAGAATACTGCTGCACTTGCATCTGTTAAAGTTACATTAATACTATCTCCACTACCTGAGTCATCAGATACTAAAATATTTTTTACAATTGCTCTAGAATTACTAGGCGATGTATACAACGTTGTGTTATCTGTAGTTGTAAGATCTATTTTTGCGTTTCTATAAATATTAGCCATTTAAAAACCAAGAGAATCTCTCTTGCTCCTGTTCTTGTTCATCTGCAAACGTTGAATTTAATTGTTCTACAATCAACGCAATAGCTCTGTTAATTTGTTTTTGGTTAGATATATCATACTCTTCTTTTGGTTCTGGTAATCTAATTACTATTTTAGCCATTATCTTCTACCATCCGGTTGTACATCTAGCCTAAATGTGCCAAATCTCCATGATTCAGATACAGCATCATTTTCTATTTTTATATTTACAAATCTTCCACGTGCTCTTGTATCTTTTTTATCAGTACTTGCGGTAATTGTAAATGGACTCAAAGACGTTGTAGTTTGTGAATCTGAAGGGTATCTTTTAATAGCTAATGTAACTTTTGCATTACCTGCTAAATCTTTAAAATCAGGTAAAAATCTTCTAACAGCTAAAAATACATCTCCTGCTACAGAATATGATTGACCTCTCATTCTTTGTTGTAGATCATAGTCATATGACTGTATGAATGATGTAACAGTTGTTGTAGATCCATCAGGATTAACTTGATCTGTGCCTATTTCATGTTCAAATAATGTAGTTTGCCCGAGCCCTGATTCACCAACAATAACTGGAAATGTCCCTGATGCACTATCATTAAACTTAGTTGCAAAAGGTGTAGGGTATATGGTTCCATCAATCCAAGTAGTTCTAGCTTCTGTTCCTATATACCAAACAGCTCCTGTTCTAGGATTACTTTCTCCATAATTGTATACAACATATTGATCATTGTATTCTGAATTAGATGATGGGTAATACCAAGTTACCTCTGTAAACTGGTTATTTAATCCTGCGTATACTTGTTGTCCTTTTGTAGTATCAGCTTGATCATACACATAATCTTGAACTGAACACGGTATAGATTTAACTGTACCATCAAATGCAAAGAAACCATTTGGTGACATCCAATATGCAACCCCATCTATTTCTATAGCTGCGTTTTTACCTATTAAACCACAGTTGGTACCAACTTGTTCAAAACCAAATACAAAATCTCCACCAACAAATTTCATAGTGTATAATGCATTGTCCGTCCAAACTAGAATTGATTCTTTTGCTTTTAGAGCACCTATTATTTTTGTGCCATCTTGAAGTCTTTGTGAACCAGCAGTATTAATCGCTGTAATAGTATATGCATTTATATCTTCTTGTTCTGAAAATCTTATAAACATATCATCTTGTGTTGCCGTGTTACCAATTGTTGTTTCTGTTCCAAGATGAATTAAGTGACGTGTTGTTGGTGATACAAGTGTAACCCTAGTCGCTGTTGGATTATTTGTAGTTGCAAAACCAGATGTTGCTGTAGATGCTCTTACAGTTAACGGATTAGTAGCACCAGCATTCCATGTAAATGTCTTACCATTTGCAATCGTTGCAACTAATACTTCTCCAAAATTACTTAATGACCATAGACCTGGTTCTAGTGTTACTTCATCTGCTGACGATGCTTCACCCCATTTACCTGCTCCCCAAGTATCTGTACCCCAACCATAACCATATGATTGTGCAGCAGGACCTACTGGTTCGTAAGGAATAAGTTCTATACTACCACCTGTAGATATAGTTGCTGATGCATTAGAACTTTGTGTAACTGTAAAAACAGAACTCGATGTAACAGAAGTTACTTGAAAGTTTTTATCTTCAAAATCAGATGCAGAATATCCTGTACCACTAGGTAAAGTTACACTATTAAATTGTACAATATCTCCTGCTACTAAACCATGAGTAGATTTAGTTATAGAGCAAACAGCAGAACCAGATGTAGTTGCAATTGTTGCACCAGATAAAGCTGCTTTTACAGGTGTAATGTCATATAGTTGACCTTCAAAATATAATAATAAAAATTTATCTGTACCTATAGCAACATATCTATTACCGGCTATATCAACAAATGCAAATTGACGTCTAGCAACACCAACTATTGTATCTGTAATTAATGATGACCAACCACCAACTTTTTCTGGTAATAAATATCTAAACCTTATGTTATCACAATCAACCCAACGTTGTTCAGCACCAACAGTTGTATTTTGTTTATCGATTCCTGGTAAGAATGTAAAGTCAAGTAGAGCCATATGTTAGCTCCTATATTTTATCTTTGTATACCCAGCCTCTCGTTGCATTAACATACACCAAGGTAAAAGCTGAAGCATTTGTTGAAACAACTAAATCAGATCCAGATCCATTTATATTAGACCCATTTCTACCAACAGTAAGGTTGTTAGATGCAAGATTGTTTCCACTATCAATAAATGTAACTTCGTTTCCAATAGCAGGTGATGCAGGTAAGTTTATTGTAACTGCAGCACTAATACCACTTCCAGATGTATCAACTAAAACTTGATCTCCATTGACTGTAGTATATGTACCACCAGGAGTGTGATATCCTTTAGTTTGTAATTTACCTGTAATGTTTGTGCCATCAGAATATAAAACTGTTGTTGATCCAATTGGTAAAGCTAGCCCGGTCCCTGATACAGTTTTAACAGTTAGTGTATATTGAGAGGAAGATCTATTTGTACCATCTTCTACAATAAATACTCTTTCTGCAGAATCTGGCATAGTAACTGATCTGTTTGCAGCTAATGTGCCAGTTAATTTATAATATAAATTTTTACCATTTGCTGTAGCATGATTTGCTAAAGACAAGGCTACATCACTAGATGCTACATCTAAAGATAAATAACCTGATGATGCTTGTTCTAATATTTGTAAGTTTGTGTTTGTAATAGTACCCCAGGTTCCTGATTTTTCACCTGTAGTAATTAATTCTAATTTTAAGTCACTTGACGTACTTGATGCCATATATTTCTCCTACGGATTGTCCGGGTCAATAGGTACCCAGGTACCAGTTGCCCCTGGAACTATCGGGTTCCATGATATCACAGAAGCAGTACCAGTTGCAAGGTTTATTCTTACCCCTGTTACACCCACTGTTTGTCCTATTTTAACAACAACGTTACCTACTGATATTTCTCTTTTTC